TTATATTTGCTCAACTATCATGTATGGATTTTTAGGTTCAAGAAGGGCATTCAGTAATGGATGCCTTTTTATCTTACATGATATTTACCACGATTCGGATTGCTTAATGCCATGTAAATAAAATATCTCGCAGCATCAATTCCATGATTCCATTTATCTTCCGGTATGCTCTTGTTTGTTTTTTCAATCCATGAATAGTTGTTAAATTCCTTAATCAAGTTCTTTGATTCGGGATCAATGACAATGCTATATTCACTCATTAAACTAATTCCTGCCGTAACGCTTCCCGCTCCTTTTTCCGCTTCAATAATATTTAATCCTCTTTGCCTTAATTCACTTATTAATCTTGGTTCCGCTGAATCAGCAACTATCAATTCACGATTTGAGTATTGTTTATTGTATTCGTATAGTTGACCGGTATTCAATCCAACTTCAAAGAAACATTCCTTTAAATAAATACGTTTCATTTTTCTGTCGATCGATACGTTAATCAATGTTGATGGATCTTTACTAAACCCGAAATCCTGACCGAATCCAAATATCTCGCAATGCTTGAATTCTCCAATTACCCAATTATTGAATATTGCTCCCGTTGGCTGCGCTCTCTCTCCACTTCCGTAAACCTTCCACCAATACGAATTATTTATCTTGCTTTCAATATCATCAATCTGTGCTTTTGTTAAGTGCGGATTGTCTTTGTAGGTAGTAATCAAAGGTTGATATTGATCAATGTATTTATCAAGCCAATGTTCTTGTGGTAATGCTGGATTATAATCTGCAATAATTCGGTATCTCGTTCGTGGAAACAACTGATCAATGGTTTCTTCTGGAAATTGATGTGCTTCATTTATCCATAGAATATCTCTTGAACGACCATGTATCTTTTCGGGTGTATCGGCACCATAATAACTAATTGAATTTCCAAATAGGTTGTAAATATGGTCTGTCTTGTTATGGTTGTCTGGATGATACAATTCATGCTTGAGAAGTACATCTTTAAAATCTTTCCAAGCTGATGACTTTAACGCAGTGAATGTATCTCTGCAAATGTCAATCTCCATATTCGCATTCGGATACTGTTTGCATAACCAAATGATGTAATAAATAATTGACCACGATTTTCCGGAACGGGTGCCACCTTGCAATAAAGTAATTCTGTTTTTTGGAACACTTTTTTTTAGGTATCTGAAATTAGGATTTGATTCATTCTTCATTCATCCAATCTGGCAATGTTGTTTCAATGTTTGTTTGTTCAATTTGTTGAACCGGTGCTCCCCATGCAGAATCCATTAGTGCTTTGTAGGCACTTGTATCACCTTCACGTGCTTTTTTAATCTGTGCAAGTGTCATTAAATCTTCCTGTGATAGTTGTTCCGTTTCTCCAGTAATTGGATTCTTCAATGATTGATTTACTTCCAACCATTTTTTTGCAATAGTGCTTCTATTTTTTAATCCTTTTGGATGACCTTTTGGATTACCGCTTTGTCCTTTTTGAAATTTTTTACCGTCATGTGGAAATGCCATTTTCGTCTGTTTTTAGTCTGATTATTTTAACCATTGTAAATAAATATGTTGTGATATCTGTGCTATTTATTAGAGCGCCGGGGTGGTATCGCACCCCTTCTTCAATCTGGAATGATTGACGCATTACTTTTATGCTTCCGGCGCTTGTAGTTTCCTTTCTTGTAAAGTTATCTTTTTTCCTTTATACATTCCTGCTCCTAATTCATCTATTTTTGAAAATGGTAAAATAGGAACTGTTATTTTACAAGTTTTGTCTATTAAATAAATATATCTTAATTGATAACCTTCTAATTTTTCTGCTGTTGTAGGTATTGCCGCTTTTCCATTGTTTTTTAATATTGCACTTCCTTTTGTAAATGTAACACTTGCTCTTATCTCTCCATTTTCAAGTTTAATTATTCCGTTATTTTGTTGAATGTTTGTTAAATGAAATCCACTTGCTCTATATATCGTTCCGTCTCCGCATTGTGTTCCATCACTAAAACTTAAAATCCATTTTATATGAGGCGCGTTTTTTTTAATTAATTTAATTGAAATTGAAATACAACGACTTTCTGAATTTTTAGGTAAGTAATCATTAAAAGCCATTCTATTAAGTTCTAACATTTCATTCCAATTTGTATTATTTACTAAATGTAAAACTTTATCTTTTCTAAATGGACTACCATAACTTAAAACACCGTGCAATTGATTATCTAAAAAACAACCAAAATGTAGTGTACTATTTGGAACTACTTTGCCTGAATAGTGATATTTCTTTACAAATTCATTTGCAATCTTTGCGGGTATTACCTTAACTATTATTTCCTTTGCTCTGCCCATTGCATTATTATTAAATAAAGTGCATTTCCATTCGTGTTTTCGTTGCCCATTGTTTCAGCGTATTTGTACTCTTCGGTTTGCTTAATATCTTCTATTGCATTTTTAATTTGTTCTGCCTGTTCATCTGCTAAAGTAAAAGTCATTTGTTGAAATGGTGCTTTGTCGCCATCTGCCAAACTAAATTCAGTTCCTAACTCATCTGCGTTTAAATCAAAACCTGGCAAATCTAATCCCCATTCATCAAGTTTTTCTGCATCCCATTCATTCGCTAAACTATCCCAATCCCATTCTCCAAAACCTACGTTGTCTTTTATTAAGAATTCGTTTTTTTGTTCTTCTGTCCATTCGTCTGCAACTATAATCGGTATTTCTTTTAATCCTATTTCTTTACAGGCTTTTAATCGCATATTACCACCTAATACAACAAATTTTCCATCTACATCAGTAAAAACCACTAAAGGTCTTTTATTTAACATATCAGGAAATTCTTCTATCGATTTAACAAGTTTTTTAAACTTATCATCTTTTATAATCCTTGGATTTTTAGGATTTGGTTTTACTTGATTTATATTTACTAATTCCATGTTTTAGTTGATTTGCCTTCCTATATTTGGCAGTTGATTAATGACATCCGGATTATTATCGTAATGAATTGTGATTTCTAAATCTTTAATTTTTTGAATCTTTGCTTTATTGCTTCCGGTGGCATAAACTCTTGATTCGGGTATTCCTAATTTATCCGCTCTTGCCATCATTCCGCTTTTATCATCTCTTGCACTGATGATGTAAACATCCGCTCCTTGATTAATGAATTGTTGCGCACGTTGGAATCCTTTCTCGGTGCTTAATGTTCCATCGTAATCGAAGGATACTTTCTCACTGGCTAAATGTTCACTGAATGCACTTTTACAAATTGCGGCTCTTTGTTCATTATCGTATTCGGATACCATCTTATCATCGCCCATACATCTTTGCATAAATTCTGATTCTCTCTCTCCTGCTCTTGGTTTAGGTACTGGCATGGCTTATTTATATTGGTTCATGATTTTGTTCAATTTACTCAAATATTCATTCCAACAAGTTGTGCAAGTCGATGGCTCGTTGCGTTCTTGGAATACTCGATTGTAAATTTTAAGCAATGTTGATTGCTCGCTTGGTCTTATTCGTGTTTTCTTTGCTTCAAAAAACTCAACAAGGAAATTGTATTCATCTTCCAATAAGCATAATGGCTTTTTGTATGGAAATAGTTTATTCAACTTCTCTTTACGATCATCACATCCGCAATCATCTCCGGCAATCCATTTAACCATTTGTTTGATTCCGGTTGCTTCTGTTATTTGTTCAATGGTATCTCCTAATCCTTGAGATATTTTAACTTCATCTGATGATCTGACAAGTTCCATTTCTTTTTTAGTTCTGCGTTTTCTCTTTTTTTCCATTATTTTCTATATTAATTCATATTCTTGATTTAAATAATCCTGGTAATCTTCTCCGATCTCTTTACGCAATTTATCCTTACAAGTTTTTATCGTGTTAAATATTGATGATAAACTGATATTTGCTCCCTTGCTGATATCACGTAAACTGATCTTGTTTTTCATGTACAAAGTAAATAATTCCTTGTCGTATCTTGACCATGAATTTATCTCGTTATATATTCTGTGATGTATTATATCAAATGATTCATGTTTTAGCACGTTTTCAGCTTCATAGCTTAACGATCGTACCTCATCCAATGGTATCTTATTAAACTTTGATTTTTGTTTCTCAAATGTCAAAAAGATATTTTTCAATGAAATCCAAATATACGCTCTGTTCGGCTCATTATTTACTACCGCTTTGTGTATTCCTTTCATATCGAATAATCTGATGTAAAATTCCTGCACTATATCTTCCGCATAATACTCAGCACCAAATGATCGAACAATGATAACCCATTCTTTATGATGCTTACATAGTATTTTAAATTCTGATCTCATGAAACGATAAACCCCGCCATTAATTGACGGGGAATTTAAAACATTTTTTTGAAATATATGCATCTAACTTTTTAAGTGAATGCAAACTAATTGCTTTGCGGTTTAAAAAACGATCAATTGTAAACTGATGAAATTTCTCTCCAGTTGATTGTATTTCCGTTACTACTTGATTTCGTGTTTTCAATAACAATATTTCTTTTAATCGATCTCGTAAACCTTCATCGTTTATGTACATAACTAAAAAGGTAAATCATCGTTTTGTAAATCCATAGTTGTTGTTTGCTTTACAAATGGCTCTTGCAACTTACATGAAAAATATTTATTTCCATTTTTTGATTCAGCAACCCACATTGAAATTTCAATTTCCTTTCCATTCCAATTGATTTTCCCTCTGTAATCCGGATGCTTTTGATCCTTCTTGTTTTCGTTTTTAAAGATTGCTCCTTTGTTTGAATTATCCATTTATTTCTGATTTAATTTGTTCATAATATTCTCGGCATAAGATCACACGATCTCGCATTGCTTGTATTGTTTCATCATCTCGCTTGATAACAAAAGGTTTTACTCTTGATTCTCTTGGTAATCTATCGAAATTGTGTTGCATCTCAACGTATTCTCGCACGCTCTCATCTTCATCAATCAAATTTAATTCCCAATGCTTACGTCTAACTTCATCCTCTACAATCT